CGATACTAACAGGACTTCCCCTGAGACTTTGCGGAGGGTTTTTTTAAGAAGGTTATCCCTTACCTCAACTTCTAAAAACAGTATAATGAAAAATTATGCAGAATGCAAACAGAATGTAAACTTATGAAGCCCAACGCAGCCCCCAGTAACCCGCTCGTTGGATGAACTCTCCGGATCTTTGTTAGTATGTTTCTGGTAATCACCAATCCATGCTAACTCTAGTTCAGAGTCCTTGCCAATAGGGTGCTCAACTAAGTGGTGGTAGGCGACAGCCACGAAGGAGCACTCCCGATGAAAGAGTGGGGGGTGTTTTTTAAGTCGTTCCCCCTGCCCCTCACAGAGCCGACTGCACTGTTGCGCGTTGTGCAATGCGCCTAGTCCCGCGTGTTTTTACAAGCAGCCTTCTAGGTGGGGCTTGGGAATCTTAACACCGTGCCTTGCGTCTCGTTGTCGGAGAGATCCGGCTCGTACCCAGAGCGAGGGTCGAAAATGTGATGCAGGGCGAGACGCATTCCGTGACTCCGTTGGATCATTGACCGACTTTAACTTTCGCAGTTCAACCTGTAAAACAACCTGATTTTGCTCGGAGGATGATCCCTCATCTCATTTTCTATATAGATATTATCAAAAAATTAACGGCTGGGCAATCAAAAAGTATAATTTTTAAGAGTGGTGCGCCTTTTTATGTACTAAATCGCAGTACCGTTTTACTACACGCTCATCACGCAAAGGACACCCACGCTTCAACCACTGAAAACGCTCATTCCATGTAGCTCTATGAGTTACGCCGTTTTCTTGTACTACTTTAAGGGTAAAAAACTTCCAGATCATGTAAATGCTCCTTTTTTGTTTTAGAGATATAATTTATCTTAAAAAGGAGCATTTAGCAATCATGAATTAATATCTGAAAAGACCTCTATACAGAAAATTTGAGATTATTTTAGAAAATCAAACCATTGGGTGTTCAAACAACTTACCCAAGTTAGTAAGATTATCATCAAGTCCTAATGTTCTATACGCCATCCAGATCATTGCCTGGTTACTGCTTAGTACATATTTACCTGTCAAACGTTCTACTTCAGTAATAACATTGATTGCAGGAAAAGCTGCACATGTCATAAAGATTGCATCAACATCCTCTTCCGCAACTTCTAAACAAGCATTTATCATTGTTTCGTCTGATATACGTGCAATTTCATAGTCACGTGGACAATCCATGCACACAGTTTTTACAACGTCAATACCGCTTGCTTGAAAGTGGTCTCCAACACTATCACTTACTTCAGCATTGTATGGAGCAACAAGTCCCATACGTTTTGCACCAATAGCTTCCATACCAGTAACTCCTGCAAGTGCTGGGTTAATTACGGGTACCCCTGGGCGTCCTAAATTAATATTTGCACATACAGTTTCGTTACCCAAATTAGTTGCACACGCTGTACACGCATATACAAGCACGTCAAGTGGTTCATCTGGTGCAACTAAACTAGCAGCTTTTTCTAATCTTGGACCCATCATTTTTAAGTTTTCATTTGTTACAGGCGGATTAAATTCTACCCTATGAAAGAAAACATTAAATCTCTCTGTACTAAAATTATTTCTTACATCCTTTTCGCTAACAGGATCTGTGCTTAAGGGCATCCAGCCAACGTTATATTTTGTTTTTTCTGTATTGCTGACCACAGGGTCACGCATTCTTATTGCTTTTGTCATCGTATCATTGCTCCTGATAAACTCATTGATAATTTTAAACTCATCCCAGCATTTGTGGATAAGTGGTAGGTCATCATAGGAATTTCATACAAATCCCCTGATTTCCAGCGTGGGTAAAAACTGTTTGCCATTTGAAGCATATGCCCCCAATGCCAGTCTGACACCATTAGTAGTAGTCTTTTTACTTCTCCTAAATCACATTGACGTGTATCAGGATCAAAATTGAGATGATTATTAACACGACCCCAACCCCCTAAATAGTCAAAGTGCCAAGGCAAAGTTTGTCCTGGAAGATAAGCCATTAACCTAGGTAAACAGGTATCATAGTCCATACCAATTTGTTCAAAAAAGTCACGACCTAAAATCTCTTTTAGTTTATTAGCAGAATCACCGTAGAGACCCCAGTTATATTCACAACAATTCATAGAGTTGTAACCTACCTTCATAGGAAGATCTAATGTAAACTCGTTGCGACCTGTATGGTATGGTCTAGCTTCGTAAAACTTCTTTTGACAAGTTTCTTTATTTTCTTTCATAAACTGAATAAAATCTTCTTGGTTGATAGCAAAATTACCAACAAACCAATCTTCAGCGTTATGTGTATCTGTTAAATTAGCTCCTGTTTCTTCAGAAAACTTAATCCATTCAGTATCAGGTCTATTTTCGATAAAATCCCATAGTTCTACTTCAGGATAACGAGCCATACGACTAGTTTCCATATAGTATTCTGGATTTTCAGGTACATATCCATCAGCGGATACAATATCTTTAAGTGAGTAATCTTTATCCAATTATCATCTCCTTATGTGCGAGGTTATCGTCATATCCATCTTCAAGCTCTCCGCTCCAATGGATTGTTACTTTTGGTGTAGGACCGCAATTTGCACTTCCGTGATAAACGCCTGGTCTCAAGTCCCAGACATCCCCACATTCCCATTGATTCATTACATGATTACCATAATGAAAAAAATGTCCGAAGTCCCAATCGCGAGGAAAAATCATGTACCTACGTAGACGTTCATAATTTGGTTTTGCATCTCCAGTGCGTCTAATAAAAGATGAATAAGTATCACAATGACTCCAATGCATAGAACCAGGGGGTTGAATAAATAGTGAAATACCTAACTTATCTTGTTTTAACATAGGAAATAAGTCACGAAGTGGTTTTTCCCAATGTTCGAACTCTTCATTTGCAAGTTTGAAGTATGGAGTATTTCCTGTAGTGATAGTGTTATTACGCATCATCAATAATGCTTGGTCACGAATAGGAGAATTAGTAGCATCGTCAGTACCGTGCCAAATTTTCTCAGTTTCGTAATCATATACCCAGTATTTTTGAAAGCGTCCGTGTTGATTACATTTTTGAAAACACCATTGAGTTAAACCTTCCCAGTCAAACTCATCAGCATAATTAGTTAAATACCAATCATCATCATGATCTTTCTTCATTGGATCCCAATGCCAAGGGTGTTGTTCTAATATTTCTGGTACAACAGTATGTTTAGGATCATGCCTACCAGAAGTAAGTGGAAACTTAATTACCGTCGGGTCATCCATTTTTTAATGCTCCTTTTGAAAAAAATTCTTACTCTCCTAGCAAATTTATAACCAGGTGTATACCGATACCATCGAGGATGATTCTCTAACCATTCTATTTCTTTTTGCGTTGGTGCCATAATAACTAAAAACTCCCTGCTCATGTTTTGACTCCTGTAATATTCATAGTACACATGGGGTTAAACCCAAAGTTACCAGATAAATGAAAAACGTTTTGTTTTATTTGTTGTGACTGACCAGCATTATATTGATGACACACGTGGTTGCCTATCAAATTATAATGACCCCACTCCCAATCTTCTACGAAAGTTTGAACTCTAAAAACCTGATCTGTATTGATGCTGTGTTTTCTACAATAAGAATTATAAGTATCAGCATGAAGTCCAAGCGTAGTCATGGGAGGTTTGATAAACAGTCTAATTTGAGTATGTTTTAATTCTCCTACAAACTCAAAGTAAGCATCTAATAGTGGTTGATAAAAGTCTTCAAGATCTTCATCCCAAAATTCAAAGTAGCAACTGTTTTCATGAGTCCATCCAGTGTCTAACCAAACTTGGAATAGCTCTTGAAATCCCTCAGACTTACTTTCAATAATATCTTGTCTTAAATTACCATTTTCAAAGTAGTAATCCCAACCTTTGCCGTTTGCTTTCCTATCTTGAGAAGAACATTTTTCTATAAAATGAGAAGATAAAGACTTATAATCAAAAGGCATGACACCAAGATCAGGACAATCATTATGATCTTTCTTTAGAGGGTCAAAATGCCAATCAAAATGTTTTGAAAATTTAGACTCAATATCAATTACTTCCATTTAAAATCCTCAAATCCATCAGAAAAGTACATCTCAGCTGCGTACTCAGTGTTCCAATGATCCCAAATTTTTGTAGTATTGAATATAACAGTTAAGTTTCTATCTTCAAAATAAGTGCAAACTATTTTAGCCTTTGAAAGGTCTTTGAATACTAATTTACCTTCAAGTAGATAAAAGTCATCTCTTTCGATAGATTCTATGTTATTTGTAATATAGTTTTTAACTTGTTGATAAGTAATCAATATACTAACCTCCTAAATTCTTTTTTAGCTAACCAGTGGTCTTCTTTGATAAATCCTGAAATCTTTAATAAAGGTCTATTAACATAACTACAATTAGAAGTAGCATGTCTAACAGAAGCAAAATTAAAGTTAACAGCATCGCCTTGAGCCCAATTTGTCCAGTTGTAGTTTTCATAAGAAAATAACTGTCCAGGAGACCAGTTTTCAAGTGCTAATAAAATTCTACACAACCGCCAGCCTTCAGGAGATTTAGTTATTGGGTTATAAGGTAGATTAGCGATGGAAGAATCATATTCAATTGCTCTTTTGAGTGGTGTAGCTAAAAAGTCAACATGACGAGGAAACTGACCACTAGGTGGTTGAAAATTAATATCAGTCTTTTCCCAAGTAAACTCAAAGAGATTAGCTATTTCCTGTAGTTCTGGAAAACTATCAGACAAAGTTACTTCCAGAAGTTGATATTGTTTTTTAAACCCATGCATACGCATGTTAACAAGTTCTGAGTTGTGCCTAAAGGGAACAAATTCTTTTTGTTTTTCTTGTTTATTCAAACGCCACTCATCGGTGTGTGTTGTATCAAAATTCTCAACAACCTGATTCTCCTTAGCAAAATCATCAATCTTCTTGACTATCGGAGCCCAATCAGTTTCAACTTTAGCACAATTCCAAAAACAAACATCTTGTGGATTACCGCGTATGAACTGACTACTAGCCTCAGCAACCATATCATAGTGCGGATTCATCTCAACCCAGTGCATAAACTCCGCACAAGTGCGAGGCTTCATCATATCATCTCGTATTTCTTCCAGAATTTGAGGATCATATGGATGTTTATGTAAAAACTCTGAACCACCAACTTTGTTCTGCGATTCATCAAGTTCATCTAATTTTCTTTTAACATATGACATTTCTTCTCCTATTGGCCTAAGCAGATACGGCCAGTTTCATAAGCTATGAGCTGTTTAAAAGCGTATTGCCCATTGACCTTAGTTGATAATTGATAACGAAACTTGTCTTTTAATACTTGATCAAGCTCAGAATATAAAATCTTGTCTTTATCACCTAAAACCGTGTTGTATATATGCTTTATAAAAAGTTTACCAAATAAAGGATCATCTCTACACACTCTCTTTACTATGTCATCATAATTCTGAGGATCATCGTAGTATAGAGCTAAAATTTTATCCCTATCAGGACTATTTTTTATAAAGTTCTTAACTAAATGAAGCTGTTTGATGTGAAGATCAATAAAATCTTCACTGGTATAAAAAAATTCAACATTTTTATATTGAGCTAACTCATTTATTTCAGTATCAAATAGTCTTGTATAATAAAATCCATCTTCAAAGTAAACTTTTGGGTCAAGCAAACCAAATAAATGGCAAAAGTTGTTCCCTTTTATTCTAGGTAAATTAAAATGTCTCAAGGACATAGAAGAACGAGTAAAAAGCCATTTTTCACCTAAATATTTATTAAAATAATCTATTTTGTTCTCATGGATTGATAATTTAGTTTTTGTTCCATTAAGAACTTTTTTTGCATATGGAATAGCGTGTTTATCAGCTTCTATATTAGATTCGCTATTTTCATTACCAAATCTATATATGATAACTTCATCTAGTGGTATATTATTCTTAATAAAGGCATGAAGCATTGTAATACTATCTTGCCCTCCACTAAAATAAAGTTTAATGTATTTGTACTTATCTCTTAACTGTAAAGCTCTTTGTTTAAGAAGCTCATCAAATTTCTCACTTGGTTCTTTTGTAAAATCAAAAGAAAAATACTTATCAGAAAATACATTAAATGTAATATTACGTATATCTCCACGGGCGGAGTTTACTACTTGAAGTTTATGCTTGTATCGAGTACCTGCATACTCCCAATATATATCAAACATCTTTAACTATTCAAAATGATATCACCAAAGTAAGTAATATCACTAAAACCATTAACTTTTAGTAAGGCACGATCACTAAAACCAGTATTTGCGGTACTATGCGGGACTCCACGCCAATGAAAATCTATTACGTCACCTTTCCTCCACCCTGCCCACTGTTGGGTGCCCATTTGAAAAACATGACCATCTCGCCAATCAGTTAAAGCAATAAAAAACCTACGTAAAGGTTTCATGCCGACTGGTTGTAGTGTATCTCTATCAAACGGTATATCATTTAAGTCATTACGATCTTCTAAAAACGTAGTCATAATATCAAAGTGAAGTCTAGTAATATTGTTAGGAGTTTGATAATTTACAACTGCTGTTGGTTTATCAACTTGAAGTACCTCAACCATTTTTTGTAGTAGTGAATCAATCGGGTATTTATCATAACTTTTATAGTATTTAAATTCGTCAATCTTTGCTTGTTCACTACCAAGACCACAACCATTAGGTTTGGGATCGCTATCCGGTTTATTCCAAACCCAATTACCGCCGATATTGCCTAAATAAGTATACGGAGGAATGTCTGAATCCCAAAATTTGTGCATTAGAGCATAACCAAAATCAATGCTATCATAATTTGGGTTATCAAGAAAGTCATACCAATCCTGACAAGTCTCAACTTTCTCAAACAAAGATAAATAATCGTGCATTAAGATCTCCAACCAGTGAAGACTAAAACATATCTATCTTCTCTACCAGCATTTACAAATCCGTGGGAAGTGCCAGAAGGTAATTCATATACATCACCTAATTTCCAAGAACTAAGAGCATAATTATCAGAATAAAGTAAATGACCTATCTTACTATCCATGAGGGGTATCCAACATCTGATTATTTTTTTACCGAGTTGATCTATCTCTTTTTGATTGTAGATATCTCCCTTATCGTTGGTGTGTCCTAAAAAACCAGGGAAAAAATCTTTATGTGGGGGTTCTGTGTTGCCAGGTTGAGTACAGAAAATTTTAGCTTGGTAGTCTGTATTCAAAGCTCCTACTGCAGAAAACCACTCATCTGAAAAGAAATTTAAGTGTTTAACTACTAATTCTTTATAAGAAGCATTTTGTTTGGAATAAAGAGTGCTTTGAACAACCTCTTCTGTAGGTCTATGTGAGTGTACCGTACCATCAAGAGGACTACATCTATCAGTCCACACATCTTTAGGTATAGAATAGTGATACCTTATGATATCTTCATAAGGCAGAAGTTGTTTGAAAAAACCAAGATAGGGAAAAGGTTGCAATTAAAAACTCCTAAAAGGAGTACGAAGGTATATAGTTTTTACTAATATCAAGTACCTGCATACTTCAAATATTTATAGCTTATTATGTAGTAAAAAATAGCAAGAGTCAACCTTTTTTTGAAATAATTTTGTAATAAGCTTTTGTAAGTTCCTTGTTATCTTCTTTGAGGAACTCGATAGTTTCTCTGAGTTCTGCTACTTGCCTTCTCAGAAACAATGTCTCTGCTTCTTGATGATCATTAAAAGTCAATTTGTCCGAGTCCACTGCTCATCTCCCCACCGTGTCTAATATTTAAGTGTGCATGTTGCTCATCTTTTGCTTCATGAGGACAGCCGTTGACATTACAAGGCCAGATTACGGGATCTCCCCCTGCAGATGACCAAAGATTGATTGTACAAACACCACATTTACCTACAACTTCTCCAAAGTTATGTTTTGCCATTAGCGTTTTGCTCCCCAATGTTCGACACCGCCTTGATGTTCGTCAGAACTGTAGTTGTTTTCGGTCTCTTGCGTCTGAGTTTCGCTCTTTCCTTCACTGTTAGTTTCGGTCTCTTGAAGATCATATTCTTCACTTTCCCTTTCCCACTCTTCCATCATTTCTGAGATCCCCCACTCGTCATCAAGGTCGTCTCCTACAACATCACGAACATCTTTAGAAGTACATTCTTGAAATTCATAATGCTCGTCTACGCCATCAACCCAAGAACCAACAAAACACATACCAGGCTCATAATAAGTAGCAACAACTCCCCAACCTTGTTCAGCTGCTGCCTCATAAACTGCAATAGGAGGAGACCAGGCTGTATCAAATGACATCACTACGGTGTAGTCATCTACCCAATCAATGCCTGCCATATTAGCATCCCATTTTGTTCCCCAAGCATTTACTCGTGACCAATACCAATCTTCTTCATTCCAAGTCTCTGGAACAAAGAATCCGAAGAAAGTCCAATCATCTGCTTCTTGATTAAGTAAATGAGCCTCAAGTTCTTGAGCTTCTTCTTTGGTTGCGGCAGTAAGAGTAAGTGAGTTAGCACACCAATTAGGCATTAGAAAATCTCCTATAATTAAATTATGAATAAATATAACAGACTAAAAGGCATTTAGCAAGATTAATGAAGGACTGGACGCTCTATAGGACCGATCTTATGTCTACTTTTATAGATAGAAGTCATCATCTTATGATAGTCTTCTTCTGGTAGTACAGTGCGATAGATTCTCATAGCATGAGTAATATAGGATGCAGCTAATTCTAAAGGACCAATATCCATATCATCCATCAACTCATTAGAATGTTTTACTAATTCTGCGTAAACAGCATACGGATCAGATTTGGTCATTAGTTGTATCCCTTGTAATTAAATTAGACGCAAGTGTGGCGTAAAACGAAAAGAAACTCCGTTTCCCCAGCCAGCTCCCTACGGTCGCACAGTGTTCGAATAGCTTGTGCCCCGCTGTGTGCCAGCGTTATAATCGAAACCAGCTATGCCGCAATAATAGCATATAATAAGTGCTTTAGCAATTATAAAAAATTAAGACTATTCTAGGTATGTTTCAACCATCTCAATTACATCATGATACTTAGCCATTTCAAGAACTTCCATTTCCATAGCTTCAAAAATGTCTTGATGCTCTCCAATTCCTGCTGGATTAGTAAGATACACTTCAACATTCATTTGATGTTTAGCTAAGTGTCCTTCGGCATGGGCTACAAGTGCCTTAAGCATTTGTTCTCTATCTAACATTGTTTCTCCTTATAATATATTCCCACATGGTAAGTAAGTACTCACAATATTGAGGGTAGTTTGCGTAAAGTTTCAGTTGTGTTTCTATATATTCTTTGTTCATTATAGATTTTTTAACCCCTCTAGCCAATCTTTAGTTTGCTTTATACGCTTTAATAGATTGTTGTAATTATGTTCTAAAACAGGTTTGCACTGTATCATAAGGTCATCCCACTCATAATTATTCATCTGGCTCAATCTATTTAATTCTTTTAATACTTCTTTTGATCTGTGTTTAGACGTTCCTAAGGTGTCATAAGACTCGTTAATTAGTGGATCAAAAGTTTTATATCCTAGTTTGCGTAAAGATAAAAGAGAATACTTATTACCCATTATGATAAAAGGTTTTTTGTATTTTATGTTTCTATAAGTCTTTTCAGTAATAAAAGGATATTCAATTACCTCATGATCAACATAAGCTTCTAACACAACATTGATATCAGTTGCATGAAGTGCTTCAGGCAGCTCTAAAAATTTGGAAGGTCTCCATGTTGGTGAATTATAAACGTCGTTTGAGCTGTCTAAAAACATATCTGTATATTCACTCGCATATTTAGCAAAAACCTGAGCTACAGGATAATCCATGTGGGCATTTAATAGTAAAAATCTTTTGTGCGGATATTCTACCTCTGAAGGACGACCAGGACGGGGACCACAGGGGCAGGGTGAAAAATTATTATGTGTTTTTTGATAAACCACACACCCCATCTCTAAAAAACTAGGATAATTAAACACTCTTTCGTGCTTGGTAAAATGAGGAGAAGTTGTATTTATTAAAACTCTATCGTTTGGAAACTCAGAAGAATCATTAAGTGAATTTATAACAGCGTCAAAATCATGCTGAGTGATAGGTTCTGAATATATATCAATAATAATCCAACCTCTTTTTTCTCTCAATCCTTCAATTACATCGTCAGAAACATGTGACCAAAAACCAAAAGGATTATGATTTGCTATTAATGATCTAACCTGAATATAAGGTTCATGCAGTAAAACAGGGTATATAAACGAATCAAGGTTATCTGCAGAATCAAAAAAAGCTAACTCGTATCCGTAGTGAAGAAAAGTAGGGAGAGATTTTTTATATATAGGTCCAAAATTTTGTCGTTTGACTTCTTTTACAGGCGACCAAACGTTTGCGTGAGGTAAGTTATCATGAACTATGTTAATCATGTTTAGCTTTTTCTTTTTAGATCCAAGGTTACACAATGGAATCCGCCAGCTAAAATTCTATCATGTCTTAATTCTAGAGGAATAGTTTCAATACCGAATCGGTTTAGTTTGTCATGAATTTCAGTTTGTTTTTTATCTACAATAGCAAGATCTTCATTTACGCTAAGTAAGTTCATACCAATCCATTCACTTGCTCCCCAAGGAAGACCGTATGTATTATCTGATCCTATACACTCATATATCCATATCTTATCCCAATTTTTGAATACTTCAGGCTCATTTTGAGGTGTTACTCTTGTTGCATTATACAGAACAAGACCTTCTCTTAAAGGAACAATAGTACTATCAAGATGAGCATAAGAATAAAGATCTTTTGCAACATGCACTTTGTAAGAATCTCCGAGAACTCGTTGTAACCATTTAGCTCCGTTTTCATTGCCTGTATTTGATACTTGATAGAGTATGTCCTCATTCATACGAACGCAATTAGCTGCTTCAAATAGTATTTCTTCGTTGTACAGAGAAGGTACGCCTTTAGTATCTTCTTTATAATTTTCATCATAAAGCATTGGAACAGGCGCTTTAATCCAATTATATCCTTCATTCCAAAGCTTAGTAAAAATATCTCTATAACCCCAAGTCTCAAATTGACGATTCCAAATCGGTGACGGAGTTTCTATAAGTGTATCGCCTATGATAAGAGTCAAATCTCTTGGGCTATAGTAATGCCAATTTTTACCGTGCCAAGTAGGAGATTTAGTATCAGCTGTAGCATACGATGTATCAGGACGATGAACTGTAACTCCTAATCTTTTTAACACGTCTGCAAGTTTGTCTAAGTCTTCGTTTTGTTCTTCTAAAATTTGATCTGGGTAAAAACCAGTAAATTCTTTGATAAAGCTTTCTTCATACTCAGGAAATTGAGATTTCATTACGCTGATATTAGGAACAGGGATATTTGCAAAGTCAGCAGTACCTACAATAATTTCCTCTAGCGGATCCCAGTCATTATTACATGCCAAGAGTCATTCTCCCATCCCACACTCTAGAGAAACACAAACGATTATGTTCTCTACCTCTATTATATTCTGGAAATTTGTTATCAAGATCTAAGCCAAAATATACACAAGAAGTGGGTTTAAGACCTAATTTCATACAGTACTCTTGTTGTTTGTTTACATACTTGTTGTAAATATAGGTAGGACCAAACTCTTGCATCATTTTTAAACCTAAGTACACGCTTAATATATTAATATAGTTATAATTAGGCTCGTTAATCACATATAACGGGTCTTCAAACATCTCTTTTTGTAGTCTAATACCTATTCTATAATTTTCTACAGGAAAAACTTTAGAAAGAGAAGACACAACATACTCTAAACAAGGATGCGATAAGTCTATCTCCATATCTATTGCAATATTGAGATAGGCAAGATCCAAAAGAACAGGTATTTCTTTTTCATCACACTCACATAGTATTTGCTCAAGATTTGGATACAGTTCACAAGTATCAGAAAAAGGAGCACTAATTACTAACACGTCTCCTTGTCTTAGCTCATCATCCTCCAACCAATCAAAGCGCATAGGATAGTACATGGATTTTATCATTTGATGATAAAAATACTCTCCACGAGCAAGCCTCAATCTGTTTTTATTTCTATATCTGATGTAAAAATGAGTAAAAGATTCCGTAGTGCCTTGAGTAAAGCAAGAATGAGTATAAGAATCAAGACCAATTAAATTGTGAGAATTTCCGAGAAAGTGTTTAAATTCATCAAAATAGTCAAGTTTAAGTTGTTCAAAGTCGTGACTTAAAGTATCTTTTGCATACTTTTGAATTAAGTAGTCGCGATGAGACACAGTATTTTCATCATAAACACTGTAAGCACCTCCAAAAGGTTTGTTCTTATTGTCGGGAAGATTTGTATAACGAACCATTAAGAGTTTAAAAATCCAGAAACTTGCAGAGAGTAACGATCTTCTAGACCTGCATTTGCTGCTAAATGAAGAACAGTAGAGTCCCACATATGCCCAGTGTTTGCTTTCCAATGCGTTACTACTGTGTCATTAAACTGCAGAAAGTGTCCTGCTTTCCAATCTAATAGCTGTAAGTTGGCTCTAACTTTTACTCTTTCTTCATTTGGAAATTTCTTATTGATTTGATAAAAAGTATCGCGGTGCATAGGATTAGTCATACCAGGTGGTTGCTTGATTATTGATACAGTGATCGCTTCTATACCTAATTGATTGCCTAAATTTGTAAAGTCAATCTCGCTGTTATCAAAGAATTTCTGATAAAACATAGTATTATGATGGGTCAATGATTTAGGAAACCCACCAACCTTATCGTGAATATCTTTGAGTTCTACTTGTTGATGTCCTAAACAGTCATGCTCAAACTGCTCCCATTCAATGTCGTAAATAAAGTCAAAGTTATAGTCTATAGATACTTCTTTAAGAAACATTATTTTTCCTTTATTTGGAGCGGGTACGGAGACTCGAACTCCGATCCTCAGCTTGGAAGGCTGTAATAATAGCCATTATACTATACCCGCTTACTCTATAATTCCCATACACCAATTCTCTGCTGCATCTTCTGCGTAACGAAGTGAGTGTACTGTCCCATCAGAAATCATAGGACGACATTCAATTAGTTGTCCTCCAATTATCATATTTACGTGCCAGACATCATTCTTTGAAAATATCTCAGCTCGTCTAGTTCTATCTTCACTCATCATTACTTGTTTAATTTCAGTCATTGTAAATCCTTATTGGCAGGGGCGCAAGGAATTGAACCCTGTCCCGCTGGGTTGGAGCCAGCTGTGCTACCGTAACACTTCGCCCCTGTAAGTTCGATATTTAATTTTCTTAGTAATATTGTAAACCGAGACTGCCAAAACGTCCAGCCCCAACTGTCTACTTCACACCGGTCGCGAGCCATAAGACAGTTATCTAAGCGCACCTCATATAGTTGAATCATTCGGCTGTCCAAAACTTCCACCACTTTTTCTTAGGAGTCGTATCCATATCAGCATGAATATGTTCTGGAATAAAGTTTTTAGTTTGGTAGTAGGATAAGGCTGCTTTTGCCATAGCACATTGAATAGGAGTATCGGCACACTTTGAATATGCAGATAAATTAAGTAAGTCTTTTTCAGTTAAACTACTACCCCAATGATCAACTAGCGCGTGAGCCATAGCTTTTACATCTTCACCTATTTCAAGAGCGTCTATCTCTAAATCTTCCCAAAAGGTATTTCCTATCATTTAATTATAATCCTTAAAAACATCATTATTGAAGTAGTATAAACATAAAAGGACAATTTGACAAGTATGGACTTGCTGTATCTAGTTAGCTTGGTGCTCTAAATTTTGCGATAAAAAGTTCCAACGGTTTGCGACAAGCTGTTGTGAAAGCGATGAATACCCGTCTATAACTTTATGTCTATTAGCTTGTGTTTCTAGTATATAAGTAGAAGGATAAGGCAATGAATGAGTCTCACAAAACTCTTTAATACATAGTGCTAAAGTTTCATTCCAAGAAGAACTGTCGATAATTGCTTGGTTTGCGTCTAAATCTGTTGTACCAACTCCTCCTCCCCATAATTCATAGCTTAGTCCATCAGACAAATGATTTTCCCACCTAGAAAGCCAAGGAGTAAGGGGGTTGTCGTGTGTTCTAAACCAATCATAACACCAATCGTACCACAGTTGTGTATCAAATTGTTTTGCTATTAAGTCAGTCCAGTAGTAAGTTTCTAAAAATACAGTGAGCCAACCCCAAAGTATCATTTCACCCCAATCTTGAGTAGTATAAGAAGAAGTAGCAACTACAAGATTCTCCCACTCATCCACACTATGAGAAGACCACGAACTTTTAAATGTAACATATTCAATCGACCATCGAGAACAATAGTCTGGAGTACTCATTTCAGAGTTTGGTAATAAAGTAAGTGGGTTAGTAATAATTTTAATATTGTCATCAATTAACTGACACACTCCTTGTTTATAAGATGTAAGAGTTTCACCTGGTAATCCAACTATTAACTCAGTTGAAACACTTACACTACGATCTTCAATGAGTTGTGAAAACTTACTACCATCAATGTTTCTACGTTTAATATTACTTAAAGTTTGAACATCTAAAGTTTGAAGGCTCATAACAAATTTACGTAGCATACCAGCCTGCATCAGTAACTTTGCAGTTTCAATAGTTTCAGGTTTGGTATTTTTAGTCCAAGAGGTGTCAAAGTATTTTGGGAACCCATACTCTTGTTTGGTTTTGATTGCCCATTGTGCTATCTCAAGATCACGGTCTGGAAAGATACCAAAATTTGCATCAGCTAAACTAAGCATCTCTATTTTATTTTTACCTAGCCATGTTATCTCTTGCTTAATGCGATCTAAATCAAAACAGTGAATCTTAGAAAAGGTGAGTCCTCCCCAATCACAAAAGGTACATTTAAAAGGACAACCACGATTAGTTTCAAGCAAAGCATTGATAATCACTTTCTGATCTTTTGCTTCTGCAAGCACTGAATCAAATACACCAGATAAATAGGGTGAGGGGATTGTGTCAAGTGATTTAGTACGGTTACTTGGAATTGAGACGTGAGATTTACAAGTACCTTTTAGTAGAGTCTCTAAAAGATTTGCAAAACTCTGCTCGCCTTCAGTATGGATTAAATAATCAACCCAAGGATGATTAGTAAAGAAGTCTGCATCTGCATCAGGAACCCCAGGACCCCCAAACACGATTATACAGTCTGGGTATCTAGTTTTGACAGCTTTTGCAAGTTGCAAGTTATAGTTAGCATTCCATACATAACTAGAAAAACCAAATACAGCAGGATTATCAAGTGAGTTTACTAAATCATCAATTGGGAGCTTTTTCCACAACAGCGGTTTTAAATCGTAGTTTTTTGAAATTAGAGGTATAGATTGAGCATAAGACCGAATAAGTCCTACAGAGTAAGGAAAAAAGTAATAGGTATCAAGCGAGACAGTAGAAAACTGTGCTAAATACACATTTTTCATAAAACATCATTTTTGTCTATCCAAGTAATTTGCATGATCAAGTAATCTTCAAGTGAGAAATTACCTACTCCGTGCCAGATATTTTCTCTGAAAGTGTAACAATCACCTTTTTCCCAATTTACTGCGATAGCGTCTTCTACTTGAAATAACTGGCCTGGACTCCAATTATTTAAGTTTATTATAGTTCTTCTAATTGAATTTTTATTTCTATTTTTTATATCAAATTTGTTAAGGAAAGAATAGTAAAAATCCCTATGCCACCAAAGGTTATACCCTGCAGGTAGTTTTAAGTAAGATACATAGTAGTAATGATTGGGGAAGAAATTATCTAAATCTAAAGACACGTTAAAAACAGCATAATGCTTACTTGATTCAGGATTCATACCTTTTGAAAGATATAGCTGCTCTTGTTTTATGTTTTCATTTGATCCTTTGTAATCAAATAAAACCCCTGTTTCGTTAGCGGCTAATAAGTAAGCTTCTTCCCAACAAAGATTATCTGTATCAAGATTAGTATTAATAGTAAAATCTGTATCAATTAAACCTTCACTACCATAAATCATTCCCAATAATACTTTCCTTTTTTCTTGACAGCAAAAGTTCTATAATACTCAACCTTGTTTATATCTTCTGAGTCTCGAAGAACCTGTAATTCATTTGCAAAGATAATTTTTTTATTATTTTTTACTGCTTTTTGAAGTATTGTACTTCTTCGTTCTTTGTCATCAGGTAGGCTGAATATACTAAGCATAAGTATTGTGCCTATGTAATCATGTTCCATTAGGCTCTCTAAGTAAGGCAGCCATGCAAAATGATCGTTTTCTTCTAATTTGAAACTATACTTAATTTGGTTTTGGTCACAGTATTTTTTAATTATATCATTTTGGTGTATTTTAACAATGTTTTTATCATAGTCGGAATTACATGATAGGTAAATAATACTTTGACGAGAATCGTTCTTTAAAATAGTTGTAAAAAAGTCGTCTTTTTTTCTAAAAAATCCTCCAGGAATCCTACGTCCACACTCTTCATCTTTTAATAGAATATGCCAATCAATAGCCATTCTAGTGCTATCAGTGACATTATTAACATTTCCGTGTATTATTTCTTGATGAAAAAGATGGGCAGACCCAACATCATATTTTATAGGATAAGCATTCTGTAAACACAGTCTTTCCCACTCTTCAAATGTTATTTTATTTTTAAGAGCAAAGGATGTAATTTTTTTACTATTCTCATGGTCAACAACGTACATAGAATTACTATCAAATGTTTTTGTTAAAGGCATCCAGATAGTTCCTTGCCCCCGACCATTATCATAGGTAATACCTTGATGAAAAGGTAAACGCCTACCTATCTCTTCTTGATTAGGAACAACGAAATTTAAAGTTGGATACCTCTTGACAAGAAACTCTGTGTCTCCAATTAATGGTTGGAGATATTCGGCAGCAAACAAATCAATCATAGTACTAAATTCGTAACTACTAAAAGATTTTTGAACCTTTTCACTAATTTTAAGTATTTGATTACCGCTGAGTCCGTGAGTATGAATTTTTGATAAATCATCTACATAGGGATAATCCTCTTGAATGATATCTAATACATACTTATCAAACGTGTATTTTTCATTATCATATTCTAAAGAGTTGTTATTAAAATTATCAAGTAAATAATTATTCATCTTATTGATTTACAAACCTTTCATCCCATTGTGCTGTAAAGCTAGTGGCGTCTAACTTATTTTCAAACATCCATGTATCTTCGTAGGAGTTAGTATACTCGTTAACATCCCATTGATGTTTGAACATCTGAATTTTACAATAGTCTTTAGCTTTGCTTCTTAGATCTGAGTGAAGCCTAACTACATAGCCAGGCTTCCATTTTTGTTTGTACTCAAATATTTCAATAGGTGTCATTACACATCAGATTTTTTAAGTTCTTCAGATAAAGCAGACACACGCTTTTCCATCCATCCAATAGCAGTGCTGATATGGCCTGTATCTTGTGGTGCTAATTGTGATCTAGCATATTCAATTTCACGCAAAAGGTGAATAATTCGTTCGTATTTATCTCTATCGTTTCTAATCATACTAGTCGAGGTCCATCTCGTTATGCTCTTCAATCAATTTATATAAGGTGTCAGAGGTATTTACAAGAATTTTGATGTTTTTCCAATCATCGTCGTGTGTGCGACCAGAAGCTTCAAAAATCCAGCCATTTTCAGCGCGTTCGATATTGATTTGTGGGTTTACTTTAGAAAGTTTATCTAGGTGTGACATAGTTTATCCTATAGGGCAAGAGGTTGTAGAGTCATTATAGTCATCACCAAAAAATGATCTGGTGACTGTAGTGCGATGAATTCGACCATCAAGTTCAGTATAAGTAACAAGTTCTTGCCTTATAAGACCTGGATGTGGTTGATCAAATATTTTATCGTATGGGTAGTTGTCGTCTGTCATTTAAATCTCCATTTTGATTATGATAACAGTTTAATGAGCAGTAAGCAAGAAAGGAGCTACCTTAGTAGCTCCCTTGCAAGATTATTATGTAGTTTTTTACGACAAATACTCATTTTCCTCAGAAGTATAAGGCCACATTAGTATCTCGTCCCATATCCGTTTATTTCGGCATTTAGTCTACGCTCTAGCTCTGATAAAGTGTAACTTGATTCACGATACTTCAGTGGCTGTCCCATAGAAGTACCAGGCCAAGCACCTTTTTTTGCATCGCTAAAACGCATACTAAAGATTGTTTTGAAAAAATTACTCATCGCAATAGCTCTTTATAGTTTTATAATTCAACTCGCTCAGAATCTGTGCTTCTGACAGACCTGGATACTCATGCCTCATTAATCTAGCAATTTTAGTGTTTGCTTCGATTTGACGAGATATGATAATTGCATTACCAAGACTATTGAAAAAACCATAGATGAAGGAAGTTACCTTGTCGCAAATACGACAAGTGTATCCCCAAGTTTGGGTGATTGTTGTCATTGTTTTCTCCTCGAAAAATTGTTTTATTTAATCTCAATTAAACGAGGACGCTGTTCTTCTGGAATCACTACTTTGAGATCTATCACAAGTAGTCCATCCTTAATTTCAGCTCCATGCACTTGAGTGTGCTCAGACAGACGAAACTGGCGCTTAAACTTCTTTGTACTAATTCCACGATGAATAAACTCTCTACCACGAGATTCATGTTCGCCTACAATGGTTAACACTCCCTCTTTAAGATTAGCAGATACTTCATCTTTTGAAAAACCAGCTACAGCGATTTCAATGGCAAGCTCATGTTCATTGTATTTTACAATGTTATGAGGTGGATAATGATCCATTGCATGTGTTGAAATTTGCTCTAGTTCTTTTAGAATATGATCGAAGCCGATAAAACCAGCATTACGAATAGCGAATTGTCCTGTCATTTTTTTCTCCTTTATAACAGCAAGAATTATGTAAATCCCTTAACGGCAATTTACATCAGTAGTATATTAAAAGTTATAGGAAAGGGCAAGTATGAAATTACTATAAGTTGTACTTTTCTATGACATGCGAAAATCTTTGAGTAAAAAAGGTCATGTCGGACATAAAAACCACCAACAATATGGTCAATGAAGTTACAGGAATTGCAAAAAGTACTGAAACAAAAAGAGTTATGTTAAACCACTTAAAAAAGTTGAAGCAGTAGGCTTTTAGTTCATCAGGCGGAATTATTATACTATTTAAACTTGTAAAATATATGATCATCGATTTCAATAGTTTTCTCCTTTTGTTTTGCCCAGCTTGGATAAACATAATCAGCATGATAAAATACAGCTCCACCTGTATAATCCATATATTTAGTAGTTAACACACCGTTAGCAATTTCATGTGCAATCATGACAGCTTCTTCATCATGCTTAGGGAACTTATCTGACTTACCGTCGCAGTACCAAGAAAATTGACACTTATCTCTAAGAGGAATCAAAACAGAAGAGTCTCTCCATGATCTACGATGAAGACCCTCGTACACTACTTCACAAATAGTATTTGGAAATCTATCATCTTTTACACGATTCATAGTTACCATTGCTACTGCCCATTGACCAAAATAAGATTGATTACGCGCTTCCCAGTATATATTCTTTGCTAAACAAAGTACAGAATCTGCGTATTGGTTATTGATAGTTGAGGGGTGGGCGTTCTGAGCGAATAATGTCAGACTCACGGCAATCGCTACCAAACTGGATCTCAATGATGTGTACGGGTGTTTCTGATTCATTTGCAAGTTGGTGCCACTTTCCCTGTGCTATATCAAATGTCTTAAACTGAGTTATATATGTCTTAAATACTTCTTTACCATGATTATCGGCAGAGTAGTAAACAGTAGCAAGTCCACGAGAGCAAAACCAATGCTCAGACCTATGTTCGTGCTTTTGCCACGAAAGTTGGCATCCAGGATTAACTACAAGTTCTTTGACTTTACAAGTACCATCATACTCTTGAAGCACATCCCAGTATCCCCAATCTCTTTTTACTATTTCATCCATATGTTACCTACAATATTTGCATTATCATCAAATACAGCACCTATAGGTGCGTCTAACTTATGCCAAGCTTTTACAATCTTGGTATGCTTACAAGCCCTAAAACGAGAAGGACAAGAGCAGCCTCTACTACTGATGGTATATACATCAATTGGATAATTTGATTCTTCAAATTTTGCAATTTCATCACTAAACTTTCCTTTGCGAACAATGTAATTTGCCATATAAAACTCCTTATTTAATGAATAGTAACAAAAATAAGGGTTAAAAGCAAGATTAAAGCAGATAATTCTTTATGTATCGGTGTAACATTTTAGCAAACCATTTATGAGCATTTTCATCATAATGAGACCCGAAGCCGCTCTCTTTGCTCCCTAAAGATATCTGTTGGTTAGATTTTCTACAAAGTTCAGTAAAACAAGCACCTGAATCAAGCATTTTAGGAAATCGTTTACCAGAGAGATGAAAGGAGTAGGCGTCATAATCTCTTTCATGAGCCATCAAAGTATTCATTGAGGCGTTCCAAAAAAGATACGGGATATTATATTTTTGAAACGTATTTTGGAGTAATATAATGTTCAAGTAATAATCTATAATATGTTGATGCCTATCCACAGAATTTACCCAACTTTTATAGTACATATAACTATTAACATCTAAACTTTTCTTATAATGCTCATCATTACCGACAATTAAGGGAGCCCATTTGTGATCATAAAATTGAGAATGATCACTTACTTTTTTATCTTCTGTGTGAATCTCAGTTCTATACCAGCCAGGCCACATGATTATCATGAATATACCTTGAAATGAATTATTATTCTCTCTATAGTGTTTATGTAAGAATTCAAAAGTAGTTCTAATAATTCGATGACTAGAAGCACCTGACATTGAAAGATTTACATGATCATAGCCAAGTAAGTTTGCTAAATGCTTAGGCCAAGCCTTATCAGGACACTTATCTTGCGAAGCATATTCTATTTCTGCCCCAGATGTATGAGAACAGCCATTTGCTACTAGTTTCATTCTGAGCCGGTTGATAAAATAACATTGATTAGTGGTAGTGCGTTAGCCACTAATGAATCTTCGTCCAATCCATCGGGAAAATAGTTTACTCCGTAAATATCAGTATTAGAAACTGTAATAGTAAGTTTTTCATAATCAGTATCTAGATTTGCGGATGCATAATCATAAGTAACGCCGTCACCGATTGAGTACCCACTTCCAGGATTCGTAACTGTAAAAGTAAAGATTGGATCCTCTGAAACTCTAGTCCAAAGCCTATCAGTATTAATATCAACTACAAATCCACTACCAGATCCAGTTGTAGATTCAGGGGTAACACTAGTAAATACGCTTTTTACGTCTTGAGATGTGTTTGCCCAAACTACGGCTGAGTTAGAGGAAATTTTGAACTCTGTGATAGCACCTACAGAAGATAAGTTGTCAATAGGCTGATCTATACCAAAAGCATATTCTTTAGTTCCAGTGTACTCCCCGTCAGAGTTAATAATATGAGTATTAATATAGTAAGCCCCACTATCTACGTATACATCGCTTATGTAGTAATCACTACCTACAAATAAATTAGCCATCGGAACTCCTTTCAGTTTTATTTTTTACAATATACATCATAAATTCAATTCCTTCAAGCTTTGCATTACATTATCATGAAATTTAGGGGGTGTGTTTGTTAATTTTCTATACGGCTCATACTCAGGAAAAGTTTTAAAAAAATCTGTATCCCTAAATTTATCAAGCATCATGCTGTAATCAATAAAGTACTTTAGCTCATCTACGTCAGTATCTGGCTCATTTGTATCAGAATGGTACTCTAATGATAAATTTACATCTTTATCGATAT